CAAAAAGAGCAAACCTGCACGATGAATGGTTGTTAAATGCATCTCAAATAATTTGTGGAAGAAACGATACTAGAAATTTTTTGAATAGAGATATCAGGAGAAAAGCAGGAACTACCGAGAAATATCCGGTAGTTGGTGATAAACTTATTTGTCTGAAGAACAATCACGATCTTGGATTGATAAATGGTATGCTCGGAAGCTGTGAAGCATTCAATCCTAAAACCTGGAACTTAACTTTTAAAAATGACGATGATGAAGTCTGGAAGTACCTAAATATAGAACCAGATATTTTTGCTGATACAAAAGTAGAAATAAAATACCATAAAGAAATAGATCAATTTGACTTTGGGTATGCTATCACGTGCCATAAGGCTCAAGGCAGTGAATTTGAGAATGTACTTGTATTTGAAGAGACTTTAGGAAGTTCGGAAGAAATGCATCGAAGATGGTTATATACTGCTATCACTAGAGCTAGTTCTCGCTTAATTTTGATAGGTTTTGATGAGTAATTATGTTCTTCTCTTATAAATAAAATAGAGGAGAATCATCATGCAACCAATAGACTTTCAAAAATTCATATCTGCTGTTCAAGGATCATTCCTTAAAACCTTTAACGCTTCACAAACAACTGGACTTCAAAACTTAATAACTTACCTGGAGCAGGATGCGAACATGACAGACCTAAGATGGTGTGCCTATGCTCTTGCAACTTGTTATTGGGAAACAGGAAGAACATTTCAGCCTGTTCAAGAGAATGGTCATGGAGCAGGTCACACATATGGTAATCCTGATCCTATTACAGGAGAAACATATTATGGTAGAGGTTATGTTCAAATGACTTGGAAAGCCAATTATAAGGAGTTTTCTTCTGTAGTAGGGCAAGACCTAGTTGCTCATCCAGAATTAGCTCTGGAGCCAAATATAGCCTATAGAATTATGTCTTTTGGAATGCGTAAAGGAATGTTTACTGGAGTTGGTTTTTCTCATTATTTTAACAACACAACAAATGATGCAGTAAATGCTAGAAAGATTATTAATGGATTGGATCAGGCAAATACAATTGCGGGATTTTATACGAATATTTTGAGAGCATTACAAGGAAGTTTAGTTTAAAAATGGGGGAGCATTAGCTCCCCTTTCTTTTACCATTCGCACATAGGCCGGTATCTTGTTTTCTGTTGTTCTCCGACACATCGTTCATCTTTATTTAACATACTATCCCATTTATTGAGCTTTTGTTTTCGCATATAACTAATCTGACTAATATCTTTGCCGTTATATTCAAGAGTAGTCAATACAGTATTGAGATCGAATGAAACGTCAATTAGTTCTTCGACAAATTCTGCCAAGGTTCCTTTACCTCTCCTAATTCTTTTAATAGATAAAAGACATTCGATCAGTTCTTCCTCCAGGTGTTCTATGATATCGTCTGGAGTATATGTATCCGCAGTCTGATCTGATAAATCTTGAACACGTTCTAATAGGGATTCTTCCATCAATATCCTCTACGTTCCTTGCTGGCTTGGCGTTTTGTGATTCCTTTATCGGATGCATACTGCTTATTGGTCAGATCACCACCAGTACGAACAGGAAGCACAGGAAGCTTGCCGGAAATCTTACCACGAAGCGATACCGGAACAATGTTATCATACTTTACAACTACAGCCTTTTCTTTCATGAATTTCTCCTTTGGATTGATTTAACTATGAACACAGAGTATCATGTTTCGATAGAAAAGTCAACACAAATTTTAGAATATAAATAAATGTAAACTGCAAGGAGAATGAAAAATGAAATGCACAGAAGAATATCTTGATAAATGTAAAAAAGAAAAAACAGACGTAAAAGTATTTCTTGTGAACAAAACTATGTTAACAGGAAAAATAATCAACTTCGATGAAACATCTTTCGTGTTGGATAAGTGTTTGGTGTTTATTGCGAACACAATCTCTATTGATCCAAAATAGACTTAGCGAGATAACTAGTTACAATAGCCTACCTAATAACGATAAATATATGAAAAGATTAACTATTGTATTATGTGGTCTTAATAATAGTCTTAAATAAGTACACTAAGTAAGGAAACGATATGGCAGGACTAACTACAATAGACTCTTTTAGGTACAATCTTAAAAGTATCGTAAGACCAAACAGATTTTTGGTAAATGTATTTTCTCCTCCAGCGTTAACGGATGAAATATCTACAGAAGAGTTGAAATTTTATGCTACTAGTGCAACCATTCCAGACAGAGCTTTCGATGAAATAGTGTTGAAATATTATGGAATGACTTATAAAATGCCAGCAGCAGAAATCATTCAAGACTTAGTTATAAATTTTATATGTGATGAAGATTGGGATGTCAGATCATTATTTGAAGATTGGGCGCAGTTAGTTAATAATAGAGATGATGCTAAAAAAGGATATCTAAAAGACTTATACAACGAATGTCATATAGATGTGAATCAATTAGATTTGCAAGGTAATATTATACAAACATATATCTTTAAATATTGCTATCCAAAACATGTCGATCAAATTGAACTTAATCAAGAAACTCCTGATACTATTTCTGTTTTCAGTGTTACCTTCGGCTACAGTTATTGGACAAACTAAGATGAACAAACTTTCTATACCAAAAAATAAATATACAGATTCTTCTTTAATATTTCATGTAGATTATCTGAAAGCTACCTTCAACGATTTTGCCAGAACAAATTTGTATAAAATTGAATTCATATTCGACAAAGCAACGGTTGTTCCTGATTTTTTGAAATTAGAACTGATGGCAAAATCTGTAAACATGCCCGACTTTAACATAGGCACAAAAGAAATTAAGAGAATGGGGCAGAGACTATATCTTCCTGCTACACAGAATTATGGAGATATACAAATGGTTTTTGTCTGTGATGATAATTATACACAGAAAAAAATGCTTCATAACTGGCTATTCAATTTAGTTTACAACACAGACGAAAATACTTTTCCGACTTCAAGTAATTTTGGAAAATTTGTTACTAGAATATTACAATTAGATAACAAGTTCAATATTATTTTTGGAATAGAGTTTGGATTTTGTTGGCCTACTTCATTAGGAGAATTACAATTATCTCAAGAATCGGATGCACAGATATCAGAATTTCCTGTTACGTTTAAGTTTAGTACATACAAAGTTATGGATATAACATAATGCCAAACCATATGAAAATAGATGAATTTTATGCAAACAGTTTAATCAATGGAGACAAGTTTCCCAATGGTCTTTTACGATTGAACAGATTCATTGGGATACTAGACATAACAAAAGCTCCAAAGACAGGATTCGACCAGGATTTTCTCACATGGCAAATATTCAAAGTTTCGTGTCCTGCATTAGCATTTGAAGTTGTACATATGGAAGTAGATATGATTCCTAGATATTATGTAAAGAATTATCGATACGATGATCTTTCTGTTTCGTATCTTGAATCTAGTAATCTGACTATCAAGAATTTCTTTTTTCAATGGATGAACAGTATTTTGAATGCTCAATCGTATGCAAGACAATATTACAATGATGTTTCTTCAGCATCGTTCAAATTATATCCGCTAAATAAAGACGGAAACATTACTCGCTACGACATATTTAGAGACCTAATACCTATTAGCGTGGATTCTATTGAGTTTGATGTAGAGGGTGACGATTCAGGAGCAGCATTAACAACGGTAAAATTCAAGTATATTAACCATAGTGTTGAAACAAATACTAACTAAGAGGAGAAACAAATATGTCATTACCTACAATTAACGAAACAACTAGTTTTATGCAAAAAGAACTTCTATCTGGAAAAAAAATTGGTCTGAAACAATGGAGAACTAAAGAAGAAAGAGAACTGTTGTTTGCGACTGAAGGAATACAAGATACTGAAGACGGAAAGCAAGAGATTATAAAATTTATCAAAAAATGTGTAGATGATCCAAGTAAATTTGATTCTTTGTCTAATACAGATTACATCAATTGTCTGATAGAACTTCGTAAGATATCTAAAGGATCGCTTATAGAATATAAATTACATTGTTCAAAAGATAAGTTTGAATTGTTTGATTCAATAAATTTAACAACAGATGTAAAAAGTAAAAAGTTTGATAGTAGTCCTATCCAAGTAAGCCAGGATTTATCATTCAGCATCAAAGAAGTTCCGTATGTTGTATATGATGCCCTTATGAAAAAATATGAGAAGTCTTCTGAATTCAATTTTTATTATATAGTAAATTCTATCGATTCTATTGCTTACAAAGGTGAAGTATACGATAAGTTTACTGAAGAAGAACTGATAGATTTTATTGATGCTTTACCTTCCTTACAAAATTCTGAAAGTAAAAGTTATTTAGATATATTAACTGATGGAGTTAATAAAGCACAAGCAGAAATTTATCTTGAAAAAACTCTTATGTGTGGAAAATGTGGAACTGAAAATCCAGTTAGATTTGGAGATTTGTACAATTTTTTAGCTTTTTAGTATTCGATCTAACCCTGATCGATTACTTTAAAATATCATTCTTTATGAAAGAAGAAATGGGTTGGTCGTTGGTAGAAATAGATAATATGTATCCGTATGAGTTAGATATCTATTATGGACTTACTGTTAAAAAATTGAAAGATAGAACAAACACTTAATATAAATAAAAACAGAGCAAGTCATCCACCTGTTGTCAGCAGAGTGGAAAACAGGGAGGCAAATACCTGTCTGTCCTTGCTACTTCTATTTATAACGAGGCAAATCTATGAACTATTTAGTTATCTATCAATGTTTGGTTGACCACCGTAAACAAAATATTCCTGAAGGTTATACTGAGAAACATCATATTATTCCTAGGTGTATGAATGGAACTAATAAGAAAGATAATATAGTTAAGCTTACTGCTAGGGAACATTTTATTGCACATCAGTTGTTAGTTAAAATTTTTCCAAAAGATCATAAATTGATTCATGCTGCATTTATGATGTCAACTTATAAACGATATACTAGTAAAAAATATGCATGGTTAAAAGAATTAAAATCTAAAACACCACGGTCAGAAGAACATAAAAAGAAAATATCAGAAAGTAATATAGGAAATTTCGTTCTAAAGAAACTAAAAAGAAACTGTCTGAGAGTCACATAGGACAAATTTCTTGGAATAAAGGAAATATAAATTGTTGCACTGTAGAAACTATTAAAAAAATGTCAGAAAGTCATAAAAAAATTCAGCTTACTAAAGAGCATAAAAAGAAAATATCAATTCGTATGAAAGGAAACCAATATGCTAAAGGACATCTTCAAACTGAAGACCACAAAAGAAAAATAGCAGAAACTAAATTAAGAAAGAAATTAGAACGAATAACACAAAACAAAGAGGATTATTGCTGATCCTCTTTTCTTTTTAATCGTCTAACCATCTATCAGCTTTGGCTATTATTCTATCTTTATTTTTCCATAAAGTATATACACCGGCCCCGACAGCCATATCTTCAACACCTTTTTTAGTAGGAATCAATAATAAGCAAGGTATACCAAACAAAAACATTACGCCAACAGAACCCCATTTGGTGTATATTACAATAGTAACCAATATCAACGCAAGAACTATAAACAACAATGCTATCTCACCACCAGATAAACAAGAAGAGGTAGTGTCTATTGAATATTGTTGCGGAACTTGTTTTGAAAGTTTCTTTTTTAATCTTTCCATGTATTCTTTTGTTTCTTCTGATGTGAATCCTAACGCTTTCAGTTCTTTGATTCTTTTCTTTTCATATGAAGCATCTAGCATTAGTTTCTCCTTTTAGTAATTAGTTCCAACTATAAGTATATAATAACACAATTCACTTATAAAGTCAAGATAAAAATAGTTATATAAATAATAGAAAACTCCCATAGGTTATATAATGTCAAAAGAAATAGACGAGCTTAAAAAACTTTTAAGAGAACATAAAAAGCCGACAAGACACACAGAACCGGCTAAAAAAATAGCTGCGTTCAACGAAAAACAAAACAACATAAAAAATTGTTCTGAACGAACTGTGTATCAATTAGACATTCATGAAAAATCCTTAATAGAATTTGTAAGCAAATTTACTCCTGTTCCTCAACAATGGAAATTGAAATTTCTTCATGAACAAGAAAAACAAACAAGCGAAGCTTTAACATTCATAGTAAAATATATAAAAACATTTCTGGATACATATAGATATATAGCAACTGATCTTGATACTAATACTATCAAATCAAATAAAGTTTTGTTAGAAGGTACTACACGTAAAAGAACTGACCCCCATACTATGATATGGAGACTCATTCAACAAATGCCTGTCATTATAAGAAAAAAAATGTCAGACAAAACCACAATGGCTTTTAGAGATTGTGAAAAATTAGTAAAGGATTATATAGATTGTAAAACAAAAAACAAAGAAGATGTGAGTTTAAAAGGAAAATCAAAAAGTTTTTTCGAAAAGGAAAATTTAAAAGATGCTGGTTTAGTTGCAGCAGGATTTGTTGCTGAGAATGTAGGAAGTTTCATAGGACATTTTTTTAAAAGTTCATCAGTAGGCAATTTAGCTCAAAAAGTTGGTGGTGGTATAGTTGGAGGAGTCGCAGCTAAAATATACAGTCAACGAAAACAACATCATGATATCAAAGCAACTTTTGATAAACTAAACAGTGAAGTAGAAAAAGCTAAATTCTCTAAAGATATAAAAAGCAAATTTGGTGGTGGTGGATCATACAAAGCTTTAAGATCATCGACAGTTATGGTTGGAGATAATCCTGGAGGTAGAGAATCTATAAATATAGGAAACCAAGCATTCAAAACTAATGGTCCATCTTTATTAAAAATAAAAGCAGGACAATCTATTCATGCTAATCCATTATCAGGCATGGGAAAAACAAGAATCAATCCTAAAGATTTTGATGCTTTAGGAGGAGGAACAGAAGAACCTATAACAGCTACAACAAATACTGATAGAATTACTGATGCCCTAGATAAAAATACTGAAGTTCTTGAATTGATATATAAAGAACAACATGATAAGTTTAGAGAAGATAAAAAATTATCTCGAAAGAAAACATTAGGAGAACATGTTGGTGGATTCATAGATTCTCCTGATAAAAAAGCATATATTAAAAATATTGTAAGTAAATCATCTTTAGGAAATAAATCAATCGGAGAACATGTTGGTGGATTTCTTGATGCTAAAGATAAAAAAGGATATATTAAAAACATTATAAAAGATAAAACATTAGGCAATATGTTTGGTACTGAAGAAGCTGGTGGAATTGCAGGAGGAATAGGAGAAGCTGGTGGAATTGCATCAACTGCAATGAAAGCAGAAAAAGCAACTTCTTTATTAACAGAAATGGCAGAATTGGCAGGAGCAGGAGCAATATTACCAACATTAGCAACAGGAGCAGTAGTTGCGGGAGGGGCAGGAGCACTTGGTTATGGTGGATATAAAATGGCAACAGGACACAATGCTGGTGCTGTACCTGAATCGATGAAATCTTCTATGGGAGGATATAATCCAAGTTATTCATCTACTCCTGAACAATTAGCAAATGCTATCAAAAAAACTGAATCTGGTGGCAATTATGGCATCAAAGGAGCAAGCGGAGAACATGGAGCATATCAATATATGCCTGGAACATGGAATAAATATTCTTCTGAATATGCAAAAGGAACAGGAATGACAGGAAAAGTAGAAATGACTCCTGCTAATCAAGATGCTGTTACTCAATTTAAAATTAAACAATGGAAAGCTCAAGGATTATCAGACCAAGATATTGCAGCTAAATGGAATAGTGGTAGTGAAAAAAATTGGCAAAACAAAATAGGGGTAAATTCTAAAGGAGTTCCGTATAACACTCCTGCATATGTTAATAAAGTAATGGGCAATGTACAATCAGTTTCACCTACTGCAATGAATCCTGTACCAGTTACACCAAAGAAATTAGCAGAGAAACAATTAGAAGTAGCTAAAGCTCAATCTGATCTTAATACAAAAGCAAAAACAGATGCTCAAGCAAAAAAAGATGCGATTGCAAAAGCAGCTTCAAAAACAACTATGAATGTTGGTGATAATACTAAAAATGTAGATAGAGAAAGTTCATCAAAAGGAACTATAGTATTGTCTAGTGGAGATTCATCATTGTTAACAACATTTAATGCTCAATGGGGGAGAAGTTAATGGCATCGTTTACATCAGTAACACCAGGAGGAGGACAAAGCTTTACTAAAGCTCCTACAGCAGGAGGACAAAGTTTTACATCTGCTCCTACAGGAGGAGGAAAAAGTTTTACATCTGCTCCTACAACACCACAAGGAGTATCATTTTCACCACCAACAACAAAACCTACTATAGGTGCTAATGCATCTAAATTATTATATCCTAGTGATAATACAGATAACGCAAAAGCTAGAGTAGTGTTTAAATCGTTTAACTGGAAATTAGATACTCCTAGATTAGAAAATACTCAAGATCCTATTATATCTGGAGGAGAATCTTCAAATATTCAACTTTATGTTCCTGGTCAATTCTCAGAAAAATATAGTGCTCAATGGGGAATGGATAAAGTATTAACGTTTGGATTAGATGTAGGGTTGAATCAAGCATTAAAAGCTAGTGCATTTGAAGCAGCAGAATCAATGACCGAAGAAAGACTCGGTGCTGCGGCTGTTAATACTATTAAAATGAGAGCAGGAAGTACACAATTTCCTGGAGAATTTTTAGTCTTTCATAAAGGTGATCCAATTCAAATGGGATTTCATTTTGAATTGCTGCCACGATCTTCAGCAGAAGCTGCACAAATAAATAATATAGTAACCACATTCAAAACAAAATTATTGCCTACTCTTAACGGAGGATTGTTAGATTTCCCTGATCTTTGGAATATATACTTCAGTGGCATCAATGGAGTTGGATTTCCTGATACACCTACCAGATATCTGTATATGGCATTGATAGGAGTTAATGCACAATACAGTGGTGGAAATCAATCAGCATTAGTATATCATGATAATTTTTCTGTAATGATTACTTTAGACTTACAATTTCATTCTGTACGTAATGCTTATATTAACGGAGCTTCTTAATGCCAAAATCTAGTGGAGTTGAATATACTTACTTTGATTCATTTTCTGATATAACAATAGACTTAACATCATATAT